CGCGTGGCATCGCGAAGGGTTTTCACAGAGCAGAAGTCGGTGGCATAGGCCTTGACCAGGTTAGGATCGAGTTGATGCTGGCGAATGATTTGGCAGAGGTGATCGCGGACGGTGCGGCTCCCGTGTCCATTGCCATTGTCAGCTTGTGGAAGCTTCTTCGACTCCGGAGCTGGCGCTGATTGGCGATCCATGGAGCCGAGCTCCTCAACTGAGCAAATGCCGATTCCATAGGCTTTGCGCAGTGCACGGTTAACAGCGCGCGTTTCGGCCACACGCATCTCGGCACCCTGGACCAGGAAAGAAACGTTAGAAGGATCGGCGTCGCCGTAGCCGACAAAGTAGTCGCTTTTCGACTTCGTTACAGTCGCTTTGAAGACCCAACGCCGACTCTCTGGATTCGAAGCGCTTCCTAGCAGCTCAGTACTTATGCCCTTGCAACGTCTTCGTTGTGCGACTTGTAATAAGCCCGAATGAGAAACGTACCATCTTCCGCTCAGCAAGAGCAGTTCGCCGGCCCGGACCGACAAGCTCAGGCTGCGGCTCAGTTCTCGTAGGGCAAGCAGTTGCGAATTGGTGACGTCCGGACGAAGTTCCTTGACTGCTCGGACATTCTCACGTAATAGCTTTTTCGTAGGTGGATTACCAGGAACTTGCATAGTGCCTCCTTGTGATATCTAAATGATATCATATTGATATCATGTGTCAAGGAGTCATTTGTGCCTAGGTGCTCAAGAAATGTCAGAACGAAGGGTTGCACTTCTGCTCAGGCTTCGTAAAGAGCTCAAGGAGCGGCTTGCCGATTTCGCAAAACGGGAACATCGGTCGCTGAATCAGCAAATAGAGTTTATTCTTGAGCATTTTCTTTCCGATACGGCCGTCGAACCGCCGCACGAGCAGCCACGCGAGGGGCGTCAGCGAAAGACCCGCGGAGTCGACGAATAGATTCCGGGGCCGTTCCGTCCCAGTCGGACGCTGCAGAATTCCCCTTTTCTTTGTTGCCGAAGTTACGGCAGCCCCCCTGCACCAGAACACTCGTTTTGTAGTGGACTTCTCCTGTTCACTGAAATCAACCCCTTTGAGTGAGGCGCGAACCTAGGATTTCAGTGTCCTCTGAAACGGTTTCGATTGGAGCGCTCCGAGTTCCCGGCCGTGTCACGATGTACCCTGAACCGAGTACCGCAGCACAGACTCCACAACTCGTCCGAGAGTGTTGTTTGAATTACTTAATGGGCTCTCTCACACAGCGCCCACTGGCTCCAGTGCCCCTGCCCATTCGGCGTTGTTTTGTTAGGCAGTAGGGCGAAGCAACCTTCAGCTATTGACTTTCGTCTTATACATTAGCAATCCATATGCTCTTCGACCTTGAGAAGGACGTTGCACAACTGCGAGGTAGGTTGAGGGAGTTGTGTAAAGCGCGCGCTTTCATCGAGATGCAACTGGTTGAAGTGAATTTGGCGCTCTCCAGCCGTGCCCGATTGACTGCCGATGCGAAACTCCGGGAGGAAATCGAGAGTGAGATTAAAGCAGCTCGTCGCAAGTCGGCCGGGCTGACTGAGTCCATCTCCGAGACTTTGCGCCAAACCCACCACAGCCTCAGCGCCAATGACGTGCGCCACTGGCTTGAGAGGGAAGGGTTCGACTTGTCGGAATATTCTCAGCCGCTGGCGACCATTTCGGCCACCTTGCGGCGACTGGCCGCGAGCGGCCGCGTGGAGGCTACGCGACAGGGGCGCTATGTCGGCTACAAATGGATCGGGGATCGTTAAGCACGACGCGAGTGCTTGAATAAGGCGGAAATTCTATGGACCGGCGGGCTGTAATTAGGAAGCTACAAGAGCTGGAGCGGAGACAGCGGCAGCGGGAGCAGTCGACTACCGATACTCGTGTCCTGCAGGCGACCAGTGACGTTTACACCTGGGCCACCGAGCACACCGAAACGTGGAACGACCATTGGGTCGAAGAACGCCTTCCCTCGCCTTACCAACGGTTCCCCAAGCTTCGGTACGTCGCTGCCATCTTTGAAATTATGGAAGCCGAGCGCATCGTCTGGATCGAGAAAAGCCGGGACATGATGGCCTCATGGTGTTGCGTTGCATTTCTGACTCTTAACGTGATGAAGGTGCCACAGCGCACCGCTCTATTCCAAACACAAACGGAGAAGAAGGCGATCCAACTGGTGGAGTATGCCAAGTGTCTCTATCGCCGGCAAAGCGCCGAACTCCGAGCTACTTTTCCACTGAGAAAGAGCATCGACGACCAACCGGCGCTGGAACTACATTTCGCTAACGGCAGTAGCATCGTCGGAATCCCTGGTGGTGCCAACCAGATTCGGAGCTATCATCCCTACGCTTATCTGAACGACGAGTCGAGTTTCCAGCCAGATGCGGGATCTTGCTACAACGAAGCGCTATCCGCGGTGAAAGGCAAGATCATTTTCAATAGTTCGTCCGGCCCAGGCTGGTTTGCGGACGCGCGGCGCGACATCATCAGGAGCGAAGAAGAGTGAAAAGGGTCAAGGAAGCTCTGGAAAAGACACGCAACACTCCGTCCCAGACGGTCATTCCGATCCTACGCGGCCTCTCAGTCCGGCGGACCAAGGGCGGAATTCCCGTGGTTAGGCTTCACTACACTGCAGATCCTCAACGCGATCCTGAATTGAATCCCGCTTGGAAGCAAACGGAGCGCAAAGCTTACACCTCCCAAGCATCTTGGGACCGCGAACAGGAAATCATTGACGATGCCGGGGGAGGGGAGTTGGTGTTTGCGGACACCCTCATCACCCACTTGGGCAAGATCGTGATCACGGACCCCGCATGGCGGCCGGACCCTAGTTGGCGGGTCGAAGCGGGCTTTGATCATGGAAAGACGAATCCTACGGTGCTCGAACGCTGCTACGTAGACTATGCAGGGACGCTCTACTTCTGCGGTGAGTATTACATGCCCGGAAAGGAAGTGTGGGAACATGTCCCGGTCATCAAGCAGATGGCGGACATCCGGAAAGTGGCAGGGTGCAACGCGGATCCGACTATTTCCACATCACGATGCAGTAGTCGCAGTCTGCGGGCAGGCCCCAAGAGCGCGCGAAGTCGATCAACGAGCTCTATGTCGAGCAGGGCATGGCGTTGTTCTCTCCGTTCGGCTTGGACCGCTCAGACGTCAGTTTCGCAGCCCGCGTGATGGCGCACTGGAGCAACCTGGAGAACCGCCAACCGTCCTTGAGAATCGTCTGCCGCAACTACTCAGAGCGGCCGCAGCCCGGGCTGCATAACTGGGATTGCCCTAATCTCTCATGGGAAATGATGCGAGCGAGGCGGTTGAAATTGACTGGGCAGCAACTGCTGAGCCGGAATACCTCGGAAGCAATCGTCGACAAGGACAATCACGCAAGGGACGCTTGCAAGTATCTCGTTATGTCGCATCCGGATCCTCCAGGAAAGACGCCGCACGAGTTGGCGGCGGAAGCTGTAAAGCCTTTAGTGGAAGTCGGAGACCTGACTTCAGCGATGATCCGTTATCTGCAGATGACAGCCGTTCCAGAAAGGCGACCAATCCGGATTGGCCGATACCTCCCGAGTAGAGCGCGATGGGGGTATTAACCGTTCATTCGTCAACAGGACTCGAAGGGTGATCACACAATATGAAAAGCAATGGCAGAAAGAATCGGTGCCAAGGTCGAACGAAGTCAGACCGGCCGTGTCGTGCCGCGGCCACCGCGAGTGGGTTGTGTTTTTTTCATGCCAATCCCAACAAGGCCTCGGAACTGGGGCGCAAGGGCGGTCGCAGAAACCGGCAGGTAATGGCGCACGATCCTGACCCCCTGCCGGCCTTAAATACCGCGAAATCCGTGCGGGATTTCGTCGCCCGTCTTACCGCCGAGGTCTATTCCGGCGAGACGCATCCGAGCGTGGCGCGCGGGCTCGCCCCTCTTCTTCATTTACAACTGCGCGTACTGCACGACGCGGAAGTGGAAGAGCGGTTCGCGCTACTCGAAAAGAAGCTGGCCAAATCAGACGAAGTTTCCCGTGACCCGGAAGGCGCAGACCTGGCGGACGGTGGAACCGGAGGAGGATCGCTATAGTGATTTCCAATGTGGCAGAAAGCGATCAGGCAACGGCTTTCATCACCGCTCACAGTCCAGCAATTCATGGCTTCCTATGGCTCAAGCCATATGTCCCTGGAAGCCATCTCGCGGAATCGAGATGTCGAATCGCAACGACCACAATGCACC